AGAACACATGGCGATACGAAGAAAAAATAATTTTGAAGATCGTTATGCAAAAGGTATACACTTTGATATTAGATCAAAAGGATGTTGTTTTATTACAATGGAAACTCACGCAGGTCCATTAGAAGTTTATATAGACTCTATGGATGGTTTAGAAGATGCACCATACGTTAGTGCACGAATACCTGGTAGAAAAGTTAAGGAGATATACATAAAATGAGTTCACTAGATAAGTTATTGAATTTAGTTATAGCATTTAGTATAATTTTTGTTTTAGTATACGCTTGTTATTTAACATTACAATTGCAAGACATGTGGGATATGCTTATTGAATATAAAAATAAAATAGCAGATCAACAAAAAGAATTACGACATTTAAAAATATTAATAATATCTATGAAAGGAACATCTGTATGATAACAACAGTAGACGTAGAAACATCTTGGCAAAAAAATGAGAATGGTGGGTATGACCCATCACCTTTTCATCCAGATAATATATTAGTTAGTGTGGGTATCAATGATGAATATTATTTTACAAACCACAGTGAGAGAATAGATAGAGGCTGTGCTGTTAAGATACAGGATACTCTAAATAAAACAACTTTACTTGTAGGTCACAATATTAAATTTGATTTGATGTGGTTGCTTGAGGCAGGATTTAAATACAGAGGTAGGGTGTATGATACTATGCTTGGTGAATATATTTTAAACAGAGGTGTTAGAAAAAGTTTAACACTTGAGATGTGTTGCCGTAGAAGAAAGATAGGATCTAAAGATAGTAGTGTAAAAGAATATATGGACAGAGGTGTATCATTTGAAAATATACCAAAAGATATTGTAGAAGAATATGGTAGAATAGATGTACAGATAACTAGAAGTTTATTTGATTCTCAAATGGCTGATCTTAGATTAGAAAATAATAAAGGATTACTAATGACAGTTAAAATGATGAATGAGTTTTTAGTTGTATTAACTGACATGGAACGTAATGGTATTAACATAGACTTAAATGAATTAGATAGAGTTGAGAAAGAATTTAGAGCAGAGTTTGCATATCTAAAACAAAAGATAGATAAAATTGTTTATAGGCAAATGGGGGATACTAAAATTAATTTATCTAGTCCAGAACAATTAGCTTGGTTGATTTATTCTATGAAACCAAAAGATAAAAAACAATGGGCTAAAATATTTAATGTTGGTATAGATAAAAGCACAGGTAAAAGTAAGAAAAGACCTAATTATTCTAGGCAGCAATTTAGAAATTTAGTTGCAGATAATACTGATGTAATATATAGAACTGTAGCAGAACAATGTATAGCTTGTCATGGTAAAGGTGTTATTAAAAAAATAAAAAAAGATGGTAGCCCATTTAAAAATTATACTAAATGTTCTGACTGTGATGGTGATGGTTATATCTATACACCAATGGCAAAGGTTGCAGGATTTAGACAAAGACCTAGAAGTGTTTATGATATTGCAGAGTCTGGATTTAGAACTGATAGAATTACTTTGAGTAGGATAGCCTCAGAAGCAGAGGGTGAGTTCAAAGAATTTATAGATGCAATTGTAAGACATAATGCAGTAGATACATATCTAAATACATTTGTAGAGGGATTAAAAAACTTTACAAACGAAAAAGGTTTCTTACATCCTAAATTTATGCAGGCGATAACTGCAACTGGTAGGTTATCTAGTCGTGACCCTAACTTTCAAAATCAACCTAGGGGCAGAACATTTCCTATTCGTAAAGTTGTAACGTCTAGATTTGAAGGGGGTAAGATACTAGAGATAGATTTTGCACAATTAGAATTTAGAACTGCAGTTTATTTATCACAAGATAAGCAAGGTATGGAAGATATAAAAAATAATATTGATGTACACCAATACACTGCAGACATTATAGGTGTGTCAAGGCAAGATGCAAAGGCACATACATTTAAACCTTTGTATGGTGGTGTAACTGGTACTGAAGATGAAAAAAGATACTATACTAAATTCTTAGAAAAGTATAAAGATATAAAAAAATGGCATGAAAAATTACAGAGTGAAGCTATAAGATACAAGAGAATTAAACTACCAACTGGTAGAGAGTATGCTTTTCCATATGCAGAGAGAACACCTTGGGGTGGATCTACTTATGGTACGCAGATAAAAAATTACCCTGTGCAAGGTTTTGCAACAGCAGATATTGTACCAATAGCATGTATAAATATATATAAAATTATGCAAGAGAAAGGTGTAAAGAGTTTACTTGTAAACACAGTTCATGATTCTATCGTGGCAGATGTTTATCCTGGAGAAGAAGATGTGATGAGTGAAATATTTAAGCAGGGCACATCAGATGTAATACCATCCCTCAAAAAGTATTACAACATTAACTTTAACGTACCCCTAGATACCGAGTCAAAAATAGGTATTAACTGGTTACAAATGGAGGACATAAAATGAGTAAGGACACAGATGTATTAGATAGTTTAGATGATTATTCCGATGAGGAGTATTCTGCATATCTAGAATACACACAGCTAAAGGACCAATGTGTAATAGAGCCTACAACATTGTATATAAATGATAAGCATGAGTTTTTGTCAGAGTGGACATACTTTGCAAATGCTGATGATTTAGAAGTAAAAATAATAAATGGGGAAACAATAATATGCTAGAAATATTTTTTATAATATGCATTGTAGGAATGGGTATTAGATTAATAGATGACATTATATACCATTTCTTTAGAAAAAAATAAGTGCGTCAAAATAAACAATGTTATTTTTTTATAAATATGATATACATAAAAACTAAAATAAGGAGGACAAATGTCTGATAATAATATAATAGTAAAAGGAATGTCTAATGAGCAGATAATGCAAGCTATAGGACAGGATGATGGGTCTAGCATGGGTGTCAATATACCTAGATTAGCTATAAATCGTAGCCCAGAAGATGATGATGGTAATCAATTACCAGTAGGTCATTTTTATACATACGATTCAAGTACAGGGCAGAATGTATATTCAAAACCTGTAACACTACGACCATTTATAAGTGCTATGCAATACATGCATTATGATGCTGTCAAAAGTGAATATGTAAACAGATCTATAATCTTTAAAAGTTGGAGAGAAGAAGCTATAGATATCTTAGGTGGTACTAAATGTGGTAAGATACCTTTTAAAGAAAGATCTAATCTAACTCCAGAACAATTAGAGGAACAGAGAACTATTAGATGCTACAAGTTAGTCTATGGTTTATTAAGTTTTGATAAAGGTGTTAATTCTAAGGGCGAAACTACATCTATAAAAAATCTACCTGTGTTATACAGAGTTACAGGCACAGCTTTCTCACCAGTTAGTTCTGCTTTAGATCTTCTTAACAAAAGAAAAAAACTTATGTTTAATTGCACTTTGTCTTTAAATACTAAAAGACAAAAAAAAGGTGGTAATGTTTATTATACTCCAGATATAGTTGTAAACTCAGATGCTAACCTACAATTATCAGATGATAATATGGAGATAATAAAGCTGTTTCAAGAATCTATTGATGCTGAGAATAAAGAAGTGATAGATTTGTATAATGCAGCTAAATCTAAATCTTCTAATTCGGATGATACTATTGATGCTAAAGTTGTCAAAGAGTTAGACCCAGAAGAAATATTATCAGCATAACAAATTAACTACTAGGTATTAAATGGAATTAAAAAATATAATCAAGTCAGACTTTAAACATAGCTTTAGTTCTATTAATAAGTTTAAACATAATCCTAGTGAGTGGCTTGTTCACTACGGATTAGGTTTGAGAGTATCTAGTAGTCCAGCGATGGTTAGAGGTAATCTTGCAGAGTTTGGTGCTTATTATAAAATAAAAAGGGGCATGTCTCAGAAAGATGATAGTCATTTTGAGAAGTTGTTGACTCATAGATTTAAGAAAAATAATTTTCTTAATGCAGAAGAAGAGTTATATAATTCAATAAACATAGCCAAAAAGTTTGAAGAAAAATTATATGAAAGACAACTAAGAAATATAATTAGTTATCAAAAAGAAATGGTAGAAAATATTGAAGGACTTAAACATCCAGTTAGATTGTTTACTGACTTTGAATATGAAAATCTAATAGTTGATTTAAAATCAACACTAAGATTACCTACTAAACCAAAGATAGATCATCTAAGACAACAGGCTTTGTATTCTGTGCTACATGATAAACCAATATCTTTATTGTATTGCTCACCTAAAAAAACATTATGGTATGATCTTACAAAACAAGATGTAAAAAATGGGTACACAGAATTAGTTAGAGATTTTAAATCTTTAGAAAATTATATTGATATGTGTAATAATGATATAGAAAAAGCTATAAAGATAACACCTTTAAATACTGACCCTAGTCCTTTTTATTGGGATAATAATATTAAAAAGGCAGCTATAAAGGTATGGGAAAATATAAATAAATGATAAAACAAAATTATAGATTTCCTTTTACGAGGAGACATAAGAGTTCAATGGTGATTAGTTTGAGGGGTCTAGTCATCATTGACTCTAGGTTATGCACTTATATTTTATAGTATTTAAAAACAAAAAAGAAAATGATTATAAATTATTTACTAACACTATCTTTGACCGAGAAAAAGATGCAGATGAATTTGGTAGAAAAAGTATGAAGAGAGGTTACGAATACAAAGTAATAGATTACAATAGTGAAAATATTGATAGGTATTGGAATGTCAGATAAAAAAGATAAACTTAGTGTAATTAATTCTGTTAAAGTTATTATTACCCCATGGCAAAAAGGATTTACTTGTGGTATAATTATGGATAGTCAATCCAGAATGACAACAGAAGAATATGAATTATGTTCTACTATAGCTAGAGGCATGATAAAGATGGCAACTACCGATCCCCATTCTACGTTTTTATGGGGTCTTCGTGGATTTGCTGATGATAAAAAAAAGAATGATAAGACTATGACAATTAGTTCTGTTGCAGAGTTTGATGACGATTCTAATGTTGTAGATTTTTTAGAGTTCTTAAAACAAAAACGTGATAAGGAGTTAAACTAGTGGCAACACATTTAGTTATGGGTGACCCTCATTGCACACCCAAAGTAAGCAATGAAAGATTTTTATGGGCAGGTAAATTTGCACATGATCTAAAGCCGAATACCGTAATATGCATGGGAGACTTTGCTAGTATGGATTCACTATCTAGTTATGATAAAGGTAAAAAATCATTTGAAGGTAGAAGATATAAAAAAGATATAGACCATGCCCATGATGCATTGGAAAAATTTAACAAAGGTCTTGATGGAAGACGGCTAAGAAAGATCATGCTTCTTGGCAATCACGAAGATAGGATAGATAGAACAGTAGATGACATACCAGAACTTGAAGGCACAATTAGCACAGACGACTTTAAATTTGAAAAATTTGGTTGGGAGGTTTACGAGTACCAGAAGCCCGTCAATGTTGATGGTGTATATTATTGCCACAATTATCCTACTGGTGTCATGGGGAAGCCTATTAGCGGTGACAATGTTGCTCGTTCTCTCCTTCTAAAAAATAAAGTATCTTCTACTGTAGGGCATATACATACATTTGATTATGCTATGTGTGCATTACCATCTGGTAAAAAACTTATGGGATTATCTGCAGGATGTTACTTGCATCATAAAGAAAATTATGCTAAAGCTACACAGCAAATGTGGTGGAGTGGACTTGTGGTTAAGCGTAATGTATCTAAAGGTCAATATGATCTAGAGATGATAGAGTATAATACTATTAGGAGAAAGTATGGTAAAAAGTAAAAGAACATATATATCTCTAAAGGAACATGGTCATGATCTCTCTTATGAAAATGAGAGAAGTCATGATAATGTAAACTCACCTGCTCATTATAAATATGGTAAGAAAGAAACTATAGATGTTATACGAGATTGTATGACTAATGATGAGTATCATGGATATCTTAAAGGCAATGTCTTAAAATATGTTTCAAGATATAAGTTTAAGGGTGAGCCATTAGAAGATCTACAAAAAGCTAGTTGGTATTTAAATAGATTAATAAAGGAGGTCAGTAATGGGGCAGGTTAAACAAGCAATAATAGAGGTAGAAGATTTTGTTGCAGGATGTTTGAGAAAAGGTAGAACTTTAAATCAAACTATAAGAGATGCAAGAGAATCAGATGCAGCTAAAACTAATCCTTATTTAGATAATGAGGAATTAGTAGAAGATAAATACTATCAATTCAAGGGGGCACAATAATGGGAGATCTTTTTATAGAAGCATTAGAAGCAAAGTATGATGCAGAAATAAAATCAGCAAAAGCAGTTATTGAAGTCTATCTCCAAAAACCTGTAGGTATAGGAGAACACCCTCAGTTTTTAGATGAGATTGATAAACAAGTAGAGAAAATAACTAATGCAGAAGAAAAATTAGAAACACTAAAAAAACATTATCCTAATGAGGATGATATACCATTTTAACAGGAGGAAAGAAAGATGGATAAAGAAGCAAAACCAAAACAGTATCTTGTTGATGCTAAACAATTACAAGATATAATGAAGTATCTAATGACTAGACCATATGGTGAGGTATATGGAGTAATGAATCTCATTTCTACATTAAAGCCTTTTAATCCAGATGGGGAAAAAAATGTCGGAAAAAAATGATTTAAATAAATTTACTGGCATACTGTTTGAACTAAAGATAGGTTTAAATAAAGACAATGCAATAGTAATTGATTATGGTGGTAAACCTGTAGGTAAAGTTAGGGATGCCTTAAAAGCATATCCTTATCATGGTAATCTATGTGCTGCTGTAATTAATCATGCTAACTCTGTAGGTAAAAAATTACAAGATGATATTAAACAGATTATACAAAAAATTTAAAAAATTATTTTGGCATAATAAATTTATGGAATTGGTCGAAAGATATACGTCTAGATTTAATAGCTATCTTTGGACTAAAAGATGGGGAGATAGATCTATGTATCAATCAGACCAAAAAAAAAGACACCCAGAGTAAATACTCTGTGTGTCTCATTGTTGCCTGCTTGAGGGGGAGTCTTTATGGCTCCCCCTTTTTTATTTTATGTTAACAGTTCCAAGCCCTTAATGACTTATTAATTCTACTATTAGGATCTCTAGCTGTTTTTGCTGATGTAAGTTTTTTCTTCATGCCTTTCATCCTCGCACAGAAGGATGCCCTTCTTTTGTTTCCTACTTTTTTACTTGGGGCCTTTAGGTTTCCTCCAGTTGCACGATTGTAAGAGTCACGACCTTTTTTATTAAGGCCACCTTTAGGATTCTTACCCTCTTTTCTTTGCCATGCAGGTGTCTTTGCCATTATACTTTCTTAGCTAGTTTTTTATTCATTTTTCTTTGAACTGCCTCTGGTAATTTAGAAAAACCTTTGTGTTTTTTAGCAACACCTTTTTTCTTCATACCATTTTTCATTTTCATTGCATTTTTTTTCATTCCGTACATTAGCTATATCTCCTATATTTAGATGTTTTTTTTGCAATCCCTTTCGGTTGCTTCACAAACTGTTTGCCCTTTTTTGTTCCTTGGCGTTTTGCCCTTGTCGTTGCCGCATACTCCGCAGATGATAGGTTCTTGATAGCTTTCTCTGGTAGATATCTCTCCCCTGTTTCCGAAGACTTCTTGCCAGACTTCGTTCTCCATTTCTGCTTTCCCCATGCTTTTAAACTCCTTTGACTTTTTGCAAGTGCCATTATGTTTTTCTCCCTTTTCTTATAGCTTCTTTACCTTTTTTAAATATAGATGCTACCTCAGATTTACCCATAACTTTTGCTCTCTGCTCACCCACAGTTAGAATTTGAATTTTCCTAGCAAACGGCTTATTAACCTTTTTAACTTTTGATACTGTTTTTCTCGCATCTGCTGGCGTTGCAAACTTGATTCCAACAGTGTCACGAGGGTTTTCGTCTGTATAAAGTCGCCTACCATGTTTCTTTCCTGGGTGTTTACCTGTGCCTTTTTTAGGCTCTTTTCTTTTTGCCATTACTTTTTAAAATACTTGATAACATTTTATGTTGACCAGTGTGTGCTTTTACAGCACCCTTTAAACCTTTAATAACTTTTTTTATTTTTGCTTTTGATTTTTTCATTTTTTGTACTTATCTCTCCAATAGTTTTTTCTTTGTATTAGTCTTAGTTGATATTCTAGATCAGTTATACCTAAAATTTTTTTAATAAAATTTATCACGATTTATACCCACCACCTGCTTTTTTATATGCTTTAGCCAGTGCCTGTGCTTTTCTTGCACTCCATTGACCTGCACCTGTGCCGTGTGATGCTTGTGATTTTATTCTCTGAAATATTTTCTTTCTCATTCCAGGTTTAGTATAGTTTCCTGCTTTATTTACTGCCATCTTTTAACTCCGTATATTTGTAATCGTAACTACCTTCTTCATGCTCATCAGTAATCCACTTAGAAGTTGTTTCTACTGACCATATATTGGTATTTAC